GCGCCTGATTACCTCTGGCGGCGCTAACTTTATCGAAAGCGGAAACGCAGCTTGGACCGCTTCTGCCGATTTGTATATCGCAGGCTACCAATCGAACGCTCTTGGTACGGCCCATATCCAAGCATATACCACCTCCGTTTGGGGCGACCTCAATGTGGGAGGGTATTTATATAGTGCCAGCTACATCGCTACTGGAGGCAATGTAATTGCCAGTAGCGAGGTGATCGCCGGTAACGGTAACTACAGTTATGGCGTTGGTGCGCTCTATTCCAATGGCTCAACTACCAACCCCGGCTATCTATTCCTTGGAAATATAACACACTCAGAGCGCGTCCGTCTCCTCGGAGATGATAGTCGCAAGTTTTATGTATCGTGCGACTCCGCTGCCACCTTCCCACTCACGGTCGTTACCCCTCAGGTAAGTGTCACACCAAGCACCGCCTCCACCACGCCCACGACCGGAGCGCTGGTCGTCACCGGCGGCGCTGGTGTTGGCGGGCAGTTGAGTGTTGGCGCTAACTTGTCGATAACTGGCATGGCGACAGGTCGTCTCGGCCTTCAAATAAATAACACTGTTAACGCATCGAGCGCTGTGGGTTGGGGCATTGCTAACACTCCCGTTATAAATGCCAGTGCGAATAATGATACGCTATTTGGAACGTATGTATCGGCAGCTTTTACTGCTGGCAGCTTCACTGGTACGACCTCTTACGAACTATACCTTTCTTCCACAAGTACCTGCGCAAACAAATGGGGTATCTATCAATCAACTACCTTCAGCAATTATCTCGCTGGTGCTCTTACCGTCAACCTTGCCCTCAGCACGAACAGCACACTTACTGCCACCGGCGTCTCCTCGTTTGGTTCAACAACACTTCCGTCAACCGGCGTCGTCAGGATAGCGTGGGACGCTAGCTTGCAGAACTGCATAGCGACTATGAGCAGCAACGACAGCTCCTATGGGGGTAACGTAGCGGTATTTTACAAATCTGGCGCGACCCTTTGCGGGTGGATCTCGCAGAATAATACACCAGGTATTACTTACAATTCGGCGTCTGACGCTCGGTGGAAAACGGACCAGCGGGAGTTCGATGGCATAGCTATTTTGGAGAAATTAAAGCCTTATAACTTCAAGTGGCGGACCACCGGCGATCGGGCTCACGGTATGTTCGCGCAGGAGGCTATGGAGGTTTACCCGGAAGCTGTTAATTATAGTCAGGCCGATGATGTGTACGGAATCGACTATTCAAGGTTTGTGCCAGTGTTAGTAAGCGCGCTTCAACAAGCGCTGAAACGCATAACAGCGCTCGAAGCTATGATGGGAGAGAAACATGCTTGAATCACTCGTGTTGGCGATTGTCTACATCATTATCGTAGGTATCATCTTTTGGCTGCTGAATTGGGCACTGTCACAGGTCCCGCTACCGGAGCCATTCAACAAGGTCGCTCATGTGCTGATCGTGCTGATCGCGTGTCTCCTTGTGATCTATATCCTGCTGGGCCTTATCGGGACTGTGCATGTTGGGAGGCTCTGATGCCAAGTACTAGTCCGAAGCAAGCACGAACGATGGCGGCTGCGGCTCACAATCCGAAGTTCGCTAAGAAGATGGGAATCCCTCGTGGGGTTGCCCGTGAGTTTAACCAAGCAGATGCCAAGACTGGCATTTTGAGAAGGAAGAAGAAAGGTGGCGGAGACCGAATCACCACCGCAGGATGAACTGCATAATCCAGCAGTTTATCTCGAGCGGATCGCTCGCGAGATAAAGATAATCCGCGAGATGATGAGTAAGGTTGTGAATTACATGGTAGACGCTGAAAGCGAAATCCCTGAGAAGATGCGGCGCTTCATCATGTATATGCACGACGTTCACGATGTTCTGAATATGTATCAAGAGATCGGGCAGGAACCGCCTCAGCATGTCAAGCGAGAGGCAGAACGCTGTGACGATCGGTATCGACAGATCTTGTACGAGATGCACACTGACGGTGGTGCGTTCGAGAAGGTTCGTCGAAATATGGCCAGTGACCCAGAGAACCGCTGGGACCACACACGGTTCTTGCCTAAGCGAAAGGAGAGTGATAATGAAGCAGGGAAGAGCAACGAGGGACGTAGCGGCTCCTAAGCAGCAGCCAGTCTCTCATGGCGTGAGTGTGACTCACGTCGCAGATATGGGTTGTATGCAGGGGAATCACGCTACCGGCGAGGGTCCATTCTACGTTCGCCATGAAACACTGTATCAGGGTCGCGAGGGGATCAAGGCCCCGCAGCCGACTGTAACGAGGCACCACTGCGGAAGTCAGGGGAGGCACTGATGGTTAAGGACGACGCAAAGGAACTCTGGTATCTCCTTGAACTTGTAGCTAAGACGGCCAACACGACCGGCCTTGCCAACATCCACGAGGTTCATGCTCGGGAACTTGCGAAGATCGAGAAGGAGTCCGCGAAAGAGGTAGAGAAACTGCGGGAGGAAGATAAGAAGGCGGCCGAGGAAGAGGCGAAGAAAAAAGTTGCTGAAGAAGAGAAAGCTAGGAGAGCCACTGCAACCCCTCCTCCGACGGCGGGGGCTCACTCGAGGTAAAAGTGAGAGGCGGGTGGTAAAGAGAGCTAAGATCAAGGTGAAACAAAGGAGAAGATAAATGGCGACAGTGCCCGTTGTAATTGATGGTGTATTCTACCCAAGTGGAAAGTCAGCTGACGATCAGCCGATTAAGGGAACAATGGTTGGCAACGCTTTTATCCAAGGACTGAGCGTTGGCGGCGGACCTATTATTCCCGATACACCTCCGGTTATACCTCCAGGGGGTGGAAAGCCTCCCATTCCGATCTTCCCGATTTGGGGGCCTCCGGGTATCGACTTTCCAGGTATCCCCGGCTATCCACCAGTTGCTGGCCATCCGCTGCCGATTCCGCCGCCACCGATTGACCCTGGTAAGCCAGGTGGACCGATTGCTGGTTGGGATCTCAAGGTGGCTTGGACACCAACCACTGGCTGGATCGTAGTGCTAGTGCCAGATGAAGCGCTAGTACCGACCCCTTCAAAAAAGTAGTTAATATGTCAGACAAACCCACTGACCCTCCGATCGAGACGCCACCTCTATTGAGGGGCCAGTGGGCTCTGACACGAGAATACGGGTGGGTCTACGTAGCTAGTCCACGACCGGGAGGGCCAAATGCGCCTGATCCGATAGGCACACCACCATTCCAACCAGGACTCAAACCTAGGAGGACAGGAGTATGGCAGATTCGACGAGGGACGGCGGGAAACCAGTAAAGAAGGACTTAGAATACTGCCAGCCTGTAGGTCCCACAGGTCTGATCAGAGACGCAATCGGCCTTGGTGGTGACTATCAGGGTAATCACCAGAAGCCGACGCTTGGCTCGTCGACTGGCAGTCCTGGCAATCACGGGACCAACTACGGCTGTAAGGGTACACAAGGGAGGTACTAATGGGTGTAACTCGAGACGGCGGTAAGCCGAAAGAGCGTGATGTAAATAAGTACCAGATGCCAAAGGGGCCAACAAGTCTCGGCAATCACGGCCCTGGGCTTGGCGGTGAGGTCACAACTCATGGCCAGCCGAAGAGCTACGGGAAGCAGGGTGGAAAGCCGGGGCTGGGCGGAATTAAGCATCCTTCAGGATCGCAACGGTGCTAGGAGTGGCCGATGACTACAAACGTGGATGTAGTGAACAGGGCGTTGCAGATCATCGGCACTCGTACCACTGTTACGCAAAACGAACTGACTAGTCAGACTTCCAACGAGGCTATTCAGGCAAACCTGATCCTGACACGCCATCGGGATACGCTCCTACGGATGGCACCGTGGAACTGCGGACTGGTTTACTCTAACCTCATATATCTCACGTCAATCCCAGGGACACCGGAAAATACATCTCCGAGCACAAACCTATGGCGGCCGGGACAGCCCCCAGCGCCGTGGGCCTATGAGTATATGTACCCTGACGATTGTCTCAGGATGTGCTATCTGATCCCAGCGAACTTAACGGGATTCGCTGATGGCGTTCCAATCACTACGGCTGTAACCGGAGGAGCCCCTGCGTTCTGGCAGGGCCAGCCAATTAAGTTTAAGATTGCGGTTGAGCAGTATCTTCGGGAAGCAACTGGTATTACAGTAGTTAATGGGGGGACTGGTTATGCTGTGGGTGATATTCTCTACTGTGGTGGACCTCCTCCTGCTGGCACTGTTCCTAACGGACTGCTATTTGCACAGGTAGCCTCGATCGGAGGTGGCGGGGTCATCTTAACAGTGGTGACGACTCCAACACTTTACGATCTGCCAAACCTTAGCCGGAACGCTATGCTTTTCGGTCACAGCACCTATAACATGTCGCAGGTATACACGAACGGATTTGGCACTGGTGCGGTCCTCGCAGCTTCGGATGTTGGTCCACAGTACTCCGGTCGCGTAATTCAATGTAATCAAGAGTACGCCTCCTGCGCTTATGTGAAGCAGATCAATGATCCGAATGTGATGGACCCTGACTTCTTCGAGGCGTGGGCGGCAGTAGTGGGCTCCGGGATTTGCATGGCACTGACCGGGGATAAGCAAGGGGCGAACCAAGCTATACAGCTGGCAAACGCGAAGATAGCTGAAGCGAGAAAGGTAGACGGGAACGAAGGTCTGACTATTAATGATGTGACTCCAGACTTCATCCGAATTAGAGGTATCGGGTGGACAGAGTACTATCAGGGTCCGTGGGCTAACTTCGATTGGGGAAGCTACTGGCCAGTATACTAGTCAATTAACCATACCTTTGCCCCCGTCATGTGTATGGATATAAGTCTCAATGTCAACGATTATCTCGCAGCCGTCATTTAACTCGGGGGAATGGGCTCCTAATCTTTACGCTCGAGTGGATATGCAGAAGTACCACTCGGGCGCAGCGACGCTCCGAAACTTCTTCGTTGACTATCGAGGTGGTGCAAGCACAAGGCCAGGGACACGATACGTTCTTCAGTGCCTAAACAATAACAATCCATCCTCAACGAACCCGATACGGCTGATTCCATTCCAAGCATCTAAGTCCCTTGGGTTCTGTCTCGAGTTTGGGAATGGCTATATCCGCTTCCACAGGAACGGCGCGCCAGTCCTCGAGCCCGGCGTTGCTATTACTGGCATTACCAAGGCCAATCCCGGCGTTATCAGTGTTACTAACACCTATGCTGCTGGCCAATGGCTTTATGTCTCTGGCGTCAATGGAATGACGCAGATTAATGGTCGGTATTTCCTGGTGCCGTTCACAGTCACTGGCTCAACAGTCCCACTGGTAGACCTGCTAGGGAATAACGTCAATTCGACCTTGTGGAGCAACTATACAAGTGGTGGCACAACACAACGAGTATATACAGTTGCGTCACCCTACACCGCGGCTGATTTGGCCCAGCTGAAATTTGTACAGAACGTCAGCTCGATGATCTTCTGTCATCCTAATTACCCACCTTATATTCTGACATTTCTTGCATCGGCGTCATGGACCTTTACACCTATTACGTTTGGCTCGACTGTAGCTGTACCAACTGGTCTTGGCTTTACCACATCCCTCGCTGCCGGTACTTGTAACTATCTGTATGCCGTGACAGCGGTGGATGCGAATGGACAAGAGGGACCAAAGGCAACCATTGCTATTCCAAATCTTACAGATATTAGAGTGGTGAACGGGTCTATCTTTATCACATGGGCCGCTGTGGCCGGAGCACAGGACTATAACGTCTACCGATCAGTTGTCGCATATGGGGCACCTGTACCCGCTGGTTCCTCGCTTGGATATATAGGGACCGTCTCCAGCACTTCACTGGTCGATACCAATATTGCCCCTGACTTCTCACAGGGTCCACCTGTAATACAGACGCCGTTTGTGCAGGGTGGCTCCGTTGCCACTGTGACAGTAACAAACTCGGGCTCATATTCAGGTAGCATAGCCCCGGCGACTTGCTCGTTCTCCGCCCCACCAGCTGGCGGTGTCACTGCAACAGCTAGCATTGTGTGGGTCTGGATTGGATCTTATTCTGTCCCAACCCCCGGCACTGGTTATGCTGTCAGTGATACGATTAATTTCAGCTTTGGTGCGATCGCCACTATTACGGCGGTTGATGGTTCAGGTGGGATTATCTCAGTTACGTCTCTGAATGGTGGTCAGTCTGTCGGAACTTATCCACCTAATCCTGTCGCGCCGACCAGCACATCTGGCGGTGGGTCTGGAGCACTTCTCGGACTGGTGTGGGGAGTGCAGAGCCTCGCCCTAACCAATTCAGGATATGGTTACACAGTGGCCCCGACGATTTCCTTCACTGGTGCTGGTGGTGCAGCTGCCACGGCTGGCCTTGGCGCTGTCGGTTACGGCAATCCTTCAGTCCCGGCATTCTTCCAGCAACGTCTTGTTCTTGCAGCTACCAATTCGTCCCCGCAGGTCCTGCTGATGTCGCAGCCGGGGGACTATTTTAACTTCAACACTTCTGATCCTGTCCAATCGGATGATGCTATAACTGCCAACATTGTGTCAGGCCAGCTGTCGAACATTAAGGCCCTGATCTCACAGTCCGGTGGCTTGCTGGTCGTAACTGATGGGGTTAGCTTCCTTGTAAACGGTGGCTCCCTCGGTGCGGCGGTTACGCCCAGCGCCATCGTCGCGAACCAGCAAAGCTATGTGGGTTCCTCTGATGTTCCGCCGATCATTTCTAATTATGATATCCTTACAGTCCCCGCTAAGGGTTCTTCTGTTCGTGATAGCACTTATAACTTCTATGTTAATGTCTTTACTGGTACTGATATTTCTGTTCTATCTTCTCACCTCTTCTTCGGCTACGTTATTAAGGAGTGGGCTTGGGCCGAAGAGCCTTATAAACTTGTATGGGCAGTCCGCAGCGATGGTATCCTCCTGTCCCTTACCTTTATCAAAGAACAGGAATTTGTCGGTTGGGCTCGTCACGATACTCAGGGCGCATTCAAATCGTGCTGTACGGTCACTGAGGTTGGGTACTCCGGTTATCGAACCTTCGCTTATTTCGTGGTGTCTCGAACCCTTGGTAATGGCCAGACAGTTCAACTGGTTGAGTTGATGCCGGAACGGCTCATGCCTAATGGTGTCGTTGACGCAAACACTGTTGATTGTAGTTACCAGTATGTCGGCACCCCAAAATCGAGTTTTCAAGGAGCAACGGCACTTGCTGGTCTGACTTGTACCGGCCTGGCCGATGGTGCAGTGATCCCATCATTCGTGATGAGCTCCGATGGCACGTTTACTCTCTCGGCACCTGCCTCGAAAGTCACCGTCGGCCTTTCTTTTGTATGCCAACTCCAGACACTCTATCTTGATGTAACCTCGGCCGCTGACAGCATCCAAGGAAAGCAGAAGAAGATCAACAATGTCACGCTGCGTGTGAACGAGACCCTCGGTCTCTATGCAGGCACCACCTTCAATAATATGCTGGCAGTTAAGGATCTTGTTGTCGGTGCGGTTGGCTCAATGACGAACGGAGTGGTCACTGACTTAGTGCAGGGCGATGTCAGGCCCTGGATAGATCCAAAGTGGAACGAAGCTGGCCAGTACTGTTTTCAACAGACACTGCCCTATCCCGCATCTATTCTTGGTGTATTCCCAAGCGTTGTGGTGGGGGACAGATGAGCAGTCTTGCAATTCAAGCAGTGACGTGGGATCAAGTCAGGGATATAGTTCCGAGGAAGGAACTGGATAAGTACGACATGAAGTGTCTGGTCCGTGCCTCAAGAGCGGCGGCGAAGATATGGATTGGCTCGGCCGACGAAGATGTGATCTTTATTGTAGGACTGATTCCACCGACGGTGATAGCTGACTACGCATATATGTGGCTGCACGTTACAGATAAGCTTCAAGGGCACGAGTTCCTTATGATCCGACATTCACAGCTGGCGGTCGAGGAAGCGTTAAAGCACTACAAATATGTAATTGGACACTGCGAACCAAAGAACGCGAAGGCCCTAAAATGGCTCAAGTGGCTCGGTGCCACGTTTGGACCCCCTGAGCGTGGGATGATCCCGTTCTTGTTTGAGAGGCAGCATGGGTGATCCGTCAACTGTTGCCGGTTTCGGCCTAGGGACCAATGTATTTGGCTCCCTATTCGGCGCGTTCGGCAAGTACGAAGAAGGCAAAGCCCAGTCTAATATGTATAATTACCGGGCTGCGATTGCGGAACTGAACAGCCAGATCGCATTGCAGAACCGGGATTATGCGCTTCAGTCCGGTGATCGGAAAGCTGTACAGATCGGCATGAAAGGCTCACAGCAGATCGGCGCGATTAGGGCTGCACAGGGTGCAAGCGGGATGGATGTAGGGAGTGGGTCCGCTGTGCAGGTCCGAGCTGGTCAGCACAAGGCCGTGGCCTTCGATCTGCAAACGCAAAGAGAGAACACAGCGCGCGAACAGTATGCTTATCAAGCGGAGTCGGTTCAGGATGTCGCACAGGCGGGATTGTACAAAACAGCTGCTGCAACGTCGATGCAGGCCGGAGAGATCGGCGCGATAAGCAGCCTTGTATCCGGCGCTGGTAGCGTATCTGATAAGTGGTTGTCGATGAGACAGTATGGAATTAGCACAGGTTGAACATGGCCGCGCACGTCCCTTATGAACCCGTACCAGTAATAGCGCCGACTGAGCGGGCTATTCCGAAGTTCCAGGTAGATGCTCCCGGCGCGGCTTTCGGGACTAATATAGCTGAAGCGGAGGTTGGGCTTGGTCAAGCGGCGACTCACACCGGGGACGTGCTGTTCGATCGCGCGCTCCAGCTTCAAAACCTGACCAATGACACTAACGCGAGACAGGGCTTCATCGACGCCGAGACTAAAATCGGCGAGCGGATGTCGAAGTATAATCAGCTAGAGGGTCAGAACGCTGTTGACGGTCGCCAGTCAGCTATCGACGACGTATCTAGTATCAGACTCGCAGCGATCAAGAATGCGAAGAATCAGATGGAGCGGAAGCTCCTCGATGATATTTTATCTAGACGGGTCGCTTATACAATAACTGATATTAATACAAGATCGGGTGCGCAGGCAAAAGCCGCTCACGATAAATCACTGGACTCGACGATTGAGCTGAATCAGACTGGTTCTGGCTCTGATGAGAACCCTGCCTCGTTCGCAACGAGGATTGCCAGTCTTGCAACTGATATGGCGGCGAAAGGAAAGGATAAAGGATGGGAACAGAGTACGATTGATAACGAGACTATGAAGGTACAGGATAATGCCTGGAAGGAGCACATCAGGAACCTGGCATGGAAAAATGCTTTTAATGCTGACACGATCTTCAAGGCTAATAAGGATCAGATTAAGAATGATAGTGTGCGGAATGAGATCGAGGGAATCATTCGACAGGCGATGCTGACGAACGGTGCGCCACAGGATGCGAGTTCGATCAGGTCTGGCCTTGCACCAAAGCACGCGAACTTCGCAAAGCCTGATGAAATATGGGGAAATCCTGGGACACCGGGACACCCAAATCCTACGTTCGAGAAAGAGCACCTGACTGATGTCACAGTACAGGGTCGCACGACCAAGGTCAATAAGCTGGCGGCGAAGGACATTCAGGAGTTTCTGGACGAACTCGATAGCAGGGGATATAAGTTTAAGGCACTGGGCGGTTACAGCCTTCGAGACAAGATCAATCGGAGGGGGGATCTGAGTCAGCACGCATTCGGTAATGCTATTGACATCAATGAGGATCAGAACGAATACGGACAGAGTGGAAATGATCTGCCGCCTGATATTAGAGAGATAGCAGCGCGGCACCATATGCATTGGGGCGGGGACTGGTCTGGAACGAAGGACCCAATGCACTTTGAATGGGGAGGATTGAATGATCCGATCACTGGACAGTCACCGGCGAGCGTACAGAGGAACTCTCTTGATCAGGCTTCGGTGGTTGCTGAGAAGAGGATTCCGCAGAAGATCAACTCACAGACTGGAGAGGATGAAAACGCTGGCTATCGCGAGCAGTATCGGGAGTCAATTGTTCGACACCTGAATAGTGGGTTCAGCACCGATCGAAAGATGCAGCGGGCTGATACAGAAGATAAACAGAGAAGTGTTGAGCAGGAGATGAAAGACAAGGGGGTTACTGATCCGAGCAAGCTGTCCGCGCCGACCTATCAAGTGTATCAAGGGATGGACGTTAAGCAGCAGATGCAAATCCGGGACCTGATGCAAAAGTATGAGAAGTCTAAAGGCGTACAATGGTCCCAGGAGAATGATGACCGATATCACGAGATACATGGAATGATGCAGCGGGACTCGACAAGGGCCGAGGCGTTGGCGATTGACCTGAGTAAGGAAGAACTGACACACGAGCAGATGAATAAGATACTGGATGAGCGGGCCAAGTGGCAAGGTCGGATGGAAACGACGATGGACAGGGGGCTATCCTCAGATGTCTCGAATGCGCTCGTCAGGAACAAGCTGAACGCAGTCGGTGGGATCTCAAACAGTACGACCGATCCAGCGGCCTCTCGCAGATATAGCAGGTGGCTTGGTATCTTTGAGCAAATGCGAAAAGAGAAGGTGGCTGAGGTTGGTGGGAGGAAGCTGACTGATGATGAGCTTGGCAAGATCGTGGATCAGTCACTGTCACAGAAGGAAGGGACGCTGTTTGGATGGGGACCGAGGGCCTATCAGAATTATAGTAAGGACCCGATTAAACTGAGCGAGACCGATCCAGATGGGGATTATAGAAAGCTTGGAATTGGTCAGAGGTATTATGGGAAAGATGGTATACTGAGGCGGCGCGATCCAATGCCTGGGGAGAAGGTAAAGAGTGACTAGTCTTTGGGAACAGGGTACACCCGTAGAGCAGCCCCCTAAGCCGCCGCAACCGATCTTGCAGAACGGGGTCCAGCCCCTATGGATGCAGGGAACGGTTATTGAGCCTGGTGCCGCACCAACCGCTGCCGGGGACCCAGCTGCTACCGCTGTCGGTGCAGTTGGTCAGTTCAAGCCAGCAGAAGCCGCCAGTGCGATCGACCTCTCCAATAAGACAGGGACACCAGCTGAGCTTCTCGTTGGCGATAACGAGGGGGCGCTTAACCAATACAACTCGCAGCAGGCGGGACAGGCCGCAAAAGATAAGACTAACGCCAGTTATATCGCCAGTCATAACTTTGCGGCGGCGGTCTCACAGAATGATTGGAGCGCGCTGAACTACTTTAAGCAGTGGATGGGCACTTCGGGGACTGGTCAGGACGATTACTTCTCTGACAACGCGATTAGGAATGGAGGGGACTATTGGGCCAGTCACGTCGCTGGTTCGATGGGCGAGGCTTTTGATAGTAAGGGGATGGCTAAGGAGTGGGCGGAAGAGAACGATAAAATTGATAAGAATATATCGAACCCTTACGCTCGGATGTTGGCGAGGGCTGAAGTCTCGTTGATGATGCTTGGCTCAAGGGCGATTGCTGGCGGGCTCTTAGCTACTGCAACTGGTGTGTCGGAGGCGTATCGAGGCGTTCAACCGCTGGACCCACTGACAACTGGTTTGTGGGGATTAGCCCCTGATGCAAAAATGCCAGCCTGGATGGGCGGCGGGACAGCTTTCCCCAATCTGTCCCCTGACGCCGCGGTTGCGCGATTGAATGCTGACACGATTGCAATGCTGCAGGTGTCGCTGCCTGAGATAGTGCCGGAGGCCATTGCCAGATTAGCGCTGAGCAAATACTTTACCTATCATGGTGGCTATTCCAGGTTTATTGATTATCCAGGAACTAAGGAAGGGATCACAGACTTCCTCGATCTCGCAGATGCTATACGGGATGGCAAGGCTACGAGGGCCGAGATTGATGAGTTCCTGAAACAGGGCCGAAGGACTCAGCATTGGCAGGGCGGTACGCCTGAACGAACACCCGATGTTCTCGCATTGCCCCCGCCAGCTGGTATGGGTATCAGCAAGATAGAGGATACGTTCAAGGCTCGAGAGGTCGAGGACCACACCTCGGTCATGGATAAAGCGGTGGCCGCTGCCGATGCGACTGAGACGAAGCAGCTCTCGCCGGAAATGATCGGAAACTATGTAAAGTCAAGTCCAAGGGGTGAGGAGATAATTCAGCTTACCCCCGAAATCGTCCGGTCTATGTACCCGAATGACGAGGTGCCTCACGCGGGCGACGGTAAGCTTGGATGGATACCGGATCTTGCGCGGCAGATGGCTGACAATAAAGGCCACCCCATAGACGTTAGCGTTGTAGACTATATTAAGAATGTGAACGAGGCTCTTCATACAAAGCTGCGTGAGGGGATAATCTACGGGGACCACGGGATCACGCTGGAAGAAGCTAAACTGCTTAATAAAAACAAGCCGGAGGACTATGGCCAGCCCTCACAGATGGGGCAGGATTTCGTTAATTACCTGGCAACACAGCATCCAGCTGCCTTCTTTGGTGTGCACGACAGGGACGTAATTGCTGACGAGACCCAGCCGATGGGTGCGCCCCACACTTTCNGTGTGACGACACCTGAGGGGCCAGTGACAACTGTCGAGGTTATGCACGATGCTCACGGAAAGCAGGCTGGGTTTGTTGGCCCTGATGGTATCGTCCATGAGTTTCCACCGGAGGCAAGGGAGCTGCCACCGGAGCAGGCGCTGGCCGCGGTAACAGGACGCGAGGTAGTCCCGTTCCACGAAGGGCCTGGAGAGATGATTGATACTGGTATGTGGCCAGCGATGCATATCATTAAGGCCAAGCCCTCGGCCAATGTCGCCAGAATGGGGCGGATGCTTTCCAGTTCGCTTTATGGATCGCAGGAGCAGGCGTCGACTATAACTGTTAAGGAGGTTCTGCAGAACTCATTCGATGCCGTCAAGGACGCGATGAAGTCCCTTGGAGAGAAGGAAGGCGCGATTACTATCAATATGGACCCGCTGACCCGCGCGATAGAGATACACGATAACGGAATAGGAATGCCGCCGGAGATCCTGGCAACGAAGTTCTTTGAGCTGGCGGGGACGCATAAGGAGTCGGGGCAGAGTTCAGGCGGCCTTGGTATCGCGAAGATGGTCACGCTGTATGCGAATGACGATCTCCACGTTATCACGATGAACAAGGGGAAGGTAAGTGAGGTCAGGGGGCGCGGGCCGGACCTTTTCGCTGCGTTGCAGGACCCGTCACTTTCACCTGATATCTCGGTGCGTGATCCGACTGTGGAAGATAAGGCTATGTTCCCAGAGGGACACGGCACCCGGATCTCAATCAAGATACCTGAGACGTATGAGAATCCTGCGAGTGGTGAAACCCTCGAGATACCGTTTAATCAGTGGCTGTGGCAACATCCATCGCTCGAGCGGTCCCCACTCTTTCATCCAGTCACTGTTAAGTTTAATGGGGAAACACTGAATATTGGAAAGAACTTTCCGGTTGATAAATTCACTCCTATGTATAATGCGGTCTTTGAGTGGGGAAAGGTACGGATCTATGTAAGTAAGGGAGGTGCATTAGCAGGGGATGGCTACGAGAACGTACACGTCCTCTCGAATGGTATTTATCAGTTTGACATGCAGCTCAAGGTCGGGGACAAGACTATTGATAAGACTTTCTATATTGATGTAGCTCCAAAGGTTAAGCCAGAGGAGGTTGGTTATCCGTTCGAGCTGAATAGGCAGGGGTTCAAGCCAACTGCGGCGAAGTCATTCGGGCAGGTCGCGGAGTATATTCGGCAGGTATTTGCACAGCAGGATCTGGCATCGTCGGTTCAGAACTTTGGTACATTCTCGTACTACAGCAAGGTCGGCGACTTAGTAAGGGTGTCACCACCTGAGACACACGTTCCAGAGAAGCCACTGTCGGCGACGCCACTGAACCAGATCAGTCCTACGGATGTGATCGAGGTTAAGAATGGAAGGCTGCTGATCAACAATAGAGATATACCGGAATTGTCAGCTGATCAGATGGAGAAGCCAGTATTGAAGCTGGATGAGCTGACAATAGATCAGAAGAAGATTGATCCTAGCAAGCCAATACTGCATGATAACATCGAGATACAGGAGCAGCCGAGCAGGAAGTCGTTGCAGCAACTGCTTGATAAGTTGAGGCAGGAACTGTTCGAGCACAGAATGGATTTGGGAGAGCCTGGTTATGATGCTCAGTATGAGAAGGAGCTACAGAAGGCTGTCCAAGACCTTAAAGATAGAATAGCTGATTTGGACAAGGCGACCTCTGCTGCTGTTCTCAAGGGAGAAAGCACCAAGGATAAGTTTGTTTCACTGGTCGATGCGGGGCGCGTTCAATTCGGTGGCCGCTTTGACAAGTATCTGTCTGAGGTTGGGCACCGCTTCATTGCGCTGCGCGATGCAGTTGCAGATGTAATGCCCGACTTTGCTAAGGGGACGAGTAAGGATTCAGTCCATCTAAAGGATAATGCTATCGGGGTCAGCTTCGATGCTGAATACCGCGGGGTCAGTATCCGTATCCCGTTTACTGGTATGTTTATCAATCCAGCCGGGACGGTTTACAAGGACCCACTGAAAGCCGCGACTGGTATCGTCGGGACTATGATCCACGAGATTGCTCACCACACAGTAAGGAACCATAACGCTGAGTTCCCTGCAATGATGCAGGATATCCAGATGAACCTGGATGCTCTTGAGGCTCATATACTTGGTGAGTTGGATGATGCTACGATTAAAGGGGGCCGGTTCAGCCTGACCGAGTTCAAGCGGCAGATGTATCTCCTGCAAGAGGAATATCAAGATGTCCACGCATGGCTCTGGGATACCTTCAAGCGTCCGGAATCGGAAGTTAGGAATCGTGGCCAACGCCTCAAAAGCGCTGGCTCCTACGAAGGACGAGATGTTGGCGCTGATGGAGACGTACAAGGGCCTGGGATCGCCGCACTGGGACCCGCTTATCAACGAGTTGAAGGCCCAACCGGACCTGGCGAGCTTCCTCCAGAGCAACGGCATGTCGCGACCACAGGCCCCGGGCCAATCACAACTGCGGCAGGGGCTAACGCAGCAACAGCAACTAGACGAGCCATAAAGGCAGAGAAGAAAGCACTGTGGTTGCATCAGGCTTTTGATAGCGAAACGGCCGCTGCTATCAATATGACCAAGGCCGACTTTGCACGGTACTCGAAGGACATTGAGAACCAGTACGCGATCACGAATGAAAAGGCACTGGCAGCGGCCGTTAAGGAGCAGAAGCGCCGATCGACACTTCGGTGGAAAACGGAAGAGCGGGAGGTACGGGAGCAGGTTAACACTGACTTCAGGTACGACCTGCGGTTCGTCGCAGAGAATTACTTTAAGCGAGGGATCTCCCCGAACAGTATACTGGAGAAGGGGACCAAGCTGACAGATGCGAATAAGGATGAACTGGCACAGGCGCTTGGCTATCAGTCCGGCGATCAGATGAAGAACATGATGGCGGAGACTGATAGATCACGGGCGCAGCTGAAGATGTCCCCCGCCGCTTACTACGATCATATGGTAGAGATGGAAGTCAATAACAGGATGGAGGCTAAGCACGGGAAGCTTGGCGAGCATGTTCTCGAGGACGCACGGGCCGCAGCCATCAACGTCAACCAGCTGAAGATACTGAATGATGAGAGGAACTTCCTCGCAGCGCATGTGAAGAAGGCTATCATATCAAGGGAGGCCGCTGAGGATGCGGCCGACGAGTTCTTCGGAAAGCAGCTAGCTAAGACAGCGGTGAGGCATGAGCGGGAAGTTGCGACTACTGGCCGGAACGGACTCAGGGCTGAGCGCGCCCTACACAAGAAGAAGTATGACGAGGCATTGATCCACAAGAACAACCAGCTGTTCTCGGCACTGCTGGCGATAAGGTCAAGGAAGTTTGCGAAGGAGGTTGCCAACCTCTATAAGATTGTCAATAGGTTCAGGAAGAATGATGCAGTCTCCGGTGTCGCGCAGGAGTATACCAATCAGGTACAAGGGCTTCTGCACAGGTTAGGCTTTGTTACCTCTCGGGTGCCCGCCGATCTGCCAACGGCACAGGAACTGACGGACTTTATCAGGAAGAAGAATGCAGAAGGCAGAATGATACCGGAGCTGAACCTGCCGAACAAGCCGTTTAAGGAGTTCACTGTTGATGATATTAGGGAGCTGAAGGGAACGCTGGATGGACTGGTCCACGCCGGAAAGGCGGAGAAGGCGATTCAGATCAGAGATCGAATTGAGAAGTATGAAGAACTGGTAGCGCAGGCGTTGAAGAACCTGGATGAATTGGAGAAGGGAGGATTCGATCCGAGGAAGAAGGATATGCGGGAGCGGATCGCTAAGAAGATGAGGGAGCTGGATGCGATATTCCTGAAGCTGGAGCGGCAGGTTGACTGGCTCGATCATGGGGAAGTTAACGGCCCGCTCAACAGGGGATTCTTCCGGGGGCTGAAAGAAGGTGAGAACTGGAAAACGGATAAGCTGAGAGACGTTGGTAAGGACCTGCGGAAACTCAACAAGGATATGGGCAGGGCGTGGCGAAAGGCACTGAAAGATAAAACGGACAACAGGTGGCTAGAGGACTTGGATAACCCTGGTAAGATGTTAGACCTGCAACGAAAGCAGATGCTGGTGATCGCGCTTAACATGGGCTCGAAGAGTAATCAAGCGGTTCTGCTCGGAGGATATCATTGGGAATACAGGGACGTGATGGCGTACCTGAATCAGAACATGCTGCCGAAGGATTGGGAGTTTGTTGATAGGATTTGGAAACTGTTTAAGGATCACTTGCAGCAGGATATTAGAGATGTGACGGAGCGGATCTCTGGGGTCCCGGCCCCACTGGTTGAGCCCGCTGTTCTGCATACCAAGTTTGGGCCTAAGACTGGCGACTATTATCCACTGATTGCGGACCCGCTTAAGAGGCTGGAGAGGCAGAAGGAGCGGATCGACATTGATCCAGCTGAACAGCTTTATACCGTACTGCCTAATCCGCGCGCTACTAAGATCAGGACCGGCGCGATGTACCCGCTGGATCTTAGCTTGGATAACCTAGCGTCGCGGATCATTGAGACTGTACATAACCTTGGCCTGCGGGAGGCGATGATCGCAGCGAGGAAGGTGACAGGGGATGGGCTGATTAGAAAGGGAATAAGCAGGTCGCTGGGGCCGGAGTACCTTCATGAGTGGGATAAGGCACTGGATGATATCGCCGCCGACGGAGTGCGGGATACATCGGTCCCAGCTATAATTAATCAGGGGGCACTGTTTATCAGGCGTGGGATCATTGGGACACTGCTCGGGTTCGACATAGGTACTGCCGTGATCCACGGGACTTCCGCATTCGCTAACTCAGTCTTTGAACTTGGTCCAGGTCGATTTGTCGCCGCCGCCTACGAACTAATGTTCAAGACCCCCGACGCATATAAGAGCTTCGCAAAGCAGGCGTTTACTGAGAGCGGGGATATGCGGAACAGGCAGCACGACTTCGACGTGGACCTTCGTCGTGCAATCGACAAGGTTCTCAGTGCAGGTAAACTGAGTCGGATACAGCTGGCCCACCTCCAGTTTTCAACCGGACTGATCCGCTGGTTAGATTGGCTCACCGCAATCGTGGTCTACCACGGAGCGAAGAACAGGGCTATGACTGAGATGGGGATGAGTGAGAAGGACGCGATCTATTACGCTGGTAAGATAATGCGGAATGCTCACGGGTCCAATGGGCTGGTTGATCTTTCGCCGGTCCAGCGGATGGGTGGTATCCCTGCAGTCTTTACAATGTTTTACGGATACTTCAATCACAACCTTAATCAGACGCGGGACGTGGTAAGGACTGCTGAAGGGAAGGGGAGACACAACGAGAATAAGACAGCTGGAGAGAAGTTCTTCTATGTCCTGGGAGCCACGTTCGCTTACATAACTGTCGGCGCAATCATCCACACACTGGTTCGTCATGCCTCCTCGAAGGTCTGGTCCTTTGTAGATGGCGAGCCCGATGATGATGAAACGCCCCTATGGCAACAGATAGCACTGGCGCATGTGGGGCAGCTGGCATCTATGTATCCAGTGGTCAGTTCCGCTCAACAACTGATCTGGGGCCACAACCCCAGCCCCACACCATTGCAAGAACCATTCACGAATGCGTACAAGCTTAGTCAAGATGCCAGCAAGTGGTTTGAGGATCGGCCGGTCTCGAAGAAGTGGCTCGAGAATTTAATGACGATGCCAGGCTATATGGGCGCGCCAATAACTAAGCAGGAAGCAAAGGCCACGCAATTTCTGTGGGACTACTTGAGCGGGGTGCAACAGGCTGATACCGTTCCACAGTTTATCCGTGGCGTTCTAGGTGGAGAGTCACAGCCGCGTCCAAGGAGGCACCGTTGATCCTTGCACTTATTCTGTTGCACCTGCTTGACGGTGCGCAGGTCTGGATACAGTCTGAGCAAATCACGCTCATAAGAGAGCCAACGGACCAGTGTCAAGAGACGCATGGAGCTGTCGTTCGCGTAGGGAGCCAATCTCTGTGCGTACTGGAGAGCCCAGCAGACATCTTGGCGAAGCTAGAAGCGATCCACGAACCGGCCCCTGAAGGCCACACCTCTAACTATCCATACCCCTCGAGTCCGTTCCCTTGGTACAACGGCCTGACATATAATTCCAGCCGCTCGCACCGGGGTATCAGGAGGGTCATAACTAAGCAGTAGCTGACTCACACTAATATTATCAGGAAAGAATCCACAGATAGCGACGGTGTTCCTCTGGATCAGCGGGATCACCTCTGCTGCTTCAACCCGCAACCGTGGCAGGCCTGGTTCCACTTCGACCACAACGCAGCCGGTGAGGGACAGGATTGATAAGATCGCCAGCGCCTTCATTGTCGCCTCCTAGTGTTTAAGTTTAACTCCGGCAGTGTACCAAGTCCTTCCCCCATCGTAGTGCTTAATCAGATCGTGAGAGGCAACCATGACCTCGATAACTTTTGGTATCGAATAGCTGGGGACCTTCTTCTGAAGGAACTTGTAAAGAAGGTGCTCCCCGACCATCTTGTTCTCTGAATGCTTCGCAGTCATCATTACGAAATAATGCAGGTCCTCCATCGCGCGGGCGTCTCCCACTACTCCAGCCGTCGCGAAAATATCTGGCATATTATCTTCAACCTCGAAGAGCCATTTGAAAGCGAGTTCTACATGTCCCGCTCTGATCCTTCCCTCATTGCTCTCTGCGATTGAGGCTATCATGGAGAGCTTCAGTATATGTGCGAGCCGCCTGCTGTTGTAATGGGTCAGCTTGTTGTGCTCGGGTATTGGCTTGCGACCATTCTCGTTCCAGACCTCTATCATTGTCTGAGCATCCAGGTCCCATTCCATCTCGCCGTACATCTTGCGCGCCTCCCTAGCATCTTGTACCAGCATATCCCTTATTCTCTCTTGATGTACCGAGTCCGTTGCCTTTCCAAAAACTGTTCCCTTTGTCTCTTCTCCATGGAATA